GGTCTACGGTCAGGGTTCCAAGTCCTTGCTTAAACAGCAGGAAGTAGACTAGGCCCATGTTGATAAGGACCAGTTCCAACACAAAGATGTAGGTCACGGTAGGACGGACGGTAGCCACATAATTGACCGCCCACTTGCTTGCCTTGTCCATGATCTTTTTGTCATGGTCGAGCGCGGCGTTTTGCATCTGGGCTTCGGACTGCATGGCAATCTGATCGGTCCGGATCTCTTCGATCTTGGCCTGGGCAGCAAAACCTTGAGCCGCCATTTGCAACTGCATTTCGTTTTGCAGTCTTGCTAGGGATAATTCGTGCGCTTGGTCAGACTTGTTTTGAAAAAAGTCTAAGACTTTCGGTAAGCCAGAGATTAGCAAGCCGCCAAGGGTAGAGATCAAAGATAGCATTACATAGCTCCAGTTGCTTTAAGAATTCCATATACGATTGCAGAAGCGAGCAGAAGGCCGCCCCACTCTCGTCTTGCCTGCATACGGTTGCGATAGAACTCATCGTTCAACTCCCGGTGGTCTTTGCGTAATTGATTGATGAGGGATTTGACTTCGGATACAGCAGAGCGGCCAAACTCGCGTTCAACCTGCCGGTACATTTCCTGCTCTGCTTCTCGGATTTGACGGATGATGCGGTACTCGTCCACCGCCTCCATCCACACCATGTCGCCGCGCCGCATCATTTGTTGCTGCTTGCGCTTCCATGCGACCCTGGCTTTTGCTTCTTCGTCAAGGAAGGTATTGACTTCCCTGGCGGTTTCTTTGATCTCCCGGCCAACTTTTATGGCCTCTTTTATACCTCCTAATGCCGCCCGTGTTGATTCTATCGGGTCGCTCACAATTTATTCTCCCTAAACTTCCTCCCCACGGAAATAGGCCACTCCGTCAATGACTTCGCACAACTCTGGTGGTAGTAGTTTTCCTTTTCTAAACGTCAGCACAGCGAACCCTGAACACCAGTTCACAGGGTTACTTTCTGTATATACAAATTGCTCACCATACGGCTCTGCAAGAGTTCCCGTATCCACACCGTATCGTCGCCCGTTGTAATCTGACCACGGGGTTACTTTGAGTTGGTGGAGGTGTCCTGTAACAATGCTGCGTCCAGACTTGAGCGTGTTGTTATAGTTTGCGTGTACCCCATTATGCCACCGATGCTTGACGATCACATCCTCATTGATGTCTACTCTCCAGCCTGTATGCCAGCCGGGGAAGTAGTCAAAGAGTCCTTTGAAATCTGAGAGTTCAGGAGCGTTGATAGCAATATAGCGGTGCAGCCTGACATCGTGATTACCAAAAGTCCAGAAGCAACGAGCATTTTTACTAGCGTTGCGTATCTCATCTAATCGGTCCTGGCAGGCTTCAATTTCTTGCTTGGGGGTGGGTGGGTTGGTCCCCATGAGTGGCTCGTGCCGCGATATTCGAGAGCCGTCAAACACATCCCCGTTAAGGATGATGGTCTGTGGTTTGTATTTCTTGAGCAGAGCGATAAACGCCCGATGCGCTGTAGTGACTTCCCCAGGCCAATAATGACAATCAGAGGCAACAAATACCATTCCATCTTGTACCTCGTGCTGAATGATCCTGCGGTTTTCAGGAATGATGGTCTTTACGACAGATTCCTGCTTTGCATTAAAACTTGGAAGGCTGATGCCCAAGTTCTTTTCAATGGAGTTGCGTCTTTTGTAGACGTTGGTGACATCCATGCCCAACTCTTTGGCGGCGTGCAATGGACTGCCAAGCCGTTTTAACGCCTCGATTATTGCTTCATCCGATATTTTTTTTCCTGCCACGAACCCCTCCCAAGCGCATTTCGTCTACAGGCTCATGGGAACTGGTGTCGTACTGACAAGCGAGCTTTACAGCCTCGGCAGGAGATAGACCTAAGTGCATCCCTGCGATGGCGAAATTCGCTCCGGTTCCTATGGCCCAAAAATCGTTCTTAATACGCGCCGGTATGATGGTCCCCTCGTAAATCCACAGGCCATCAGATCGAAGCTCAAGAACGGTCACGTCGGTATCGGAGTCGAGGTCTCCCCCAGACTCCAAAACCTGTAGCATTTTCAAGCATTTATCCCAATCTCCGCAAGCCCCGTATATGGAACCCTTGCCAAGTCTCAGTTTTTGCACGAGATAAAAGGAGTCATCGCCGCTCACCATGCTATCTGCGGCAATTTCTCCCGTAGAAGCGCGAGCAGCGATGGTGGTCATTTCTTTTTCAGCCAGCCTTGAACCGTTTTGGTCTCGTATATCCGAAAGCTAGTCCAGATAATCGTAAACAGGGCTGCAACGGCTGGAAGTATCTCGGCGAGGGTTCCGATTACGGTGACGACAGAAACGGCGTCTACGGCGTGTTTTGTGGCCTCTGTGGTCATGGTTTCTCCGGCCAAGTAATTTCATGCGGAAAGCCAGCCTGTGCCGGAACGTCCCGTAGTCCCTGACGGTAGGTTGCCCATGCTGCTTGGTTAACAGGAGCATCAGCCACCTGAGTCCAGTCTGAGTCAGCCAGACGGCGATCACGGTCTGCGCGAACTGCCGTAGCCTGTGCTGCATCTTTGGCGGCTTTGGCCTCATCGTCCATCTCAGAGATTGACCACTTCCATACCCAGTTACCTTTGGAGTCTTGCTCGGTTCCATCTTTGTAAGCAGTCTGATAGCGAGTCACCGTAGGTGCTGGTGTCTCGAATACCGGATCTAGGCCGAGTTCCTCTACCAGTTCTACAGACCACTGGCTAGGAAACGATGTTCCTTTGTTGCGTGAGCGAAACTCGCCTTGCGATACTACTTCACCTGTTGCTCTAATACGATACATAGTTGATTCTCCTATTTGCCTTTGATAATCAGGCTATCGCCAAAAATACGAATGTCCCACCGTTAGCATTTATTGCCGCCGGTGCTGTACTGCTGATCTCAAAACCAGAGTTGGCCGTGTCAATGTAATCGGTATTGGTTACCTCTGCGGCGGTGCTATTTAGCAAAAGATATGGGTCGTTACCGCTAACTATGCCACGGGCTGAATCCCATACATACCAGTCACCTGTGCTATCAGTGCGCTTGATTAACACAAACCGACTACCCGCTGTGAATCCGCAGTTGATAGTTTGGGTTGTGCCTGTGCCGGTGTAGCTGCCTACCTTGCTTACACCAGTTACGGAAGCGAAAAGGTAGGCAACTTGTCCACCAGATCGAAAACCAGCACCAAAATCTGTCGCGTTTATTCCAAAATCTGTTGTTGTTGGGTTTGAAGTTCCCCAAGCATCGGTGTAAGCAGTTGATGCTTGTGTGCTATTAAGATACATATACTTGCTTCTACCTTCAGACGAAACATACACAGGCCAGGATGTTATGCTTTCTCTTGATTTAACAATTATTAACTCAGGAGCAACGCCAAGGTTATGTGTAACTCTTAAATTTGATGAGTTGCTACCTGTATAGCAGACCACATCAAAGAAACCAGGGGCGCGGCGGAAGTGCCACCTTGCTTGATTATTGTTGTTATACGAAAGTTGAAAACTATTTTGTAAATCAAATTGGCAAACGCTTACAGTTTGTTCTGCGGCAGTCGATGCTGTTCCACCAAAATATTTGTTATTACCAGCCAGTCGATATACCACAACGGTATTAAGGGCATTTCCTGACTGATCTGCTGCAAAACAAACATCAGTTGGAAATCCGACAGAATAAGACGAACTTCCAGAATGAACTTTTGGGTAAAACACACTTGTCCCACTCGTAGGCGTCTTCATCGGCCCACGGCGAATGGCGATGTAGATGTAGGTTCCACCGTTAAAATTAACAAAGTTATATCCAGAACTTGTTGGATCAATAGTTATTCCGGTTGCCGTTGGTGCTAAAAAATCAAATGCACCAGCACCATCTTCAGCAGCGGATGAGTTTGGTTGTAAGTAAGGATCTGTACCACCAACAAGCATTCCGCGCATATTGTCCCAAATGTTCCAAGCGGTAGCGTTTGAAGTTTGTTTTATTAATATCCATTGTGGTTCATAACCCAAACTAATAGTTTGTGCGCTTCCAGTTCCTGTGTAAGACCCACAACTAATCACATTATCCGAGCCAGACGCACCAAAGCCGCCAGCATCGTGGGCGAAGAGGTAGGCGACGTAGGTTTCTCCGTTTGCGTTTACATCGCCATCAGTTCCAACAGTAAATACTGTGCTAGTTGGATCAGTATCATTCCAATATGTGTTGACAGTTGCTGCGGCAGCAGTGGAGTTTAATGTTAGATATTTGGTATTTCCTACACTTCTATGATACACAGCCCAATCTTTTGCCGTGCTTGTGCGCTTAACTATAATGCAGCCTGGTACGCTGCCAAGATTATGAGATACAGTTCTTGTAGATCCAGTACCAGTATACGTCACCACATCAAAGAACTTTTCCTGTTGTGCAAATGTCCAGGAAACAAATGTTTCGCCATTAGCGTTGTATTGAAAATCAGCGTTTGTGGTATATCCGTCAGAATTAAATGACGTGATATTTCTTGTGTCTTCTGCGCTAGTAGTGTTTGAACTTAAACTTTTTGCGATCCCTCTAACAGAGTCGTTAAGAAAATGGCTTCTTGAAGTGCCGCTTCTGCCTTTAGTCCAAACTAAACCACCTTTAGTAGACAGATCAATGTTATTGGTGATCGTCTGTGTAGAACCGTTTCCTGTGTATAAATAACTCGAAAAAATGTCTTCGACATAAACAGGAACCGCTGATGGAGCAGCCGATAGTGCTTTATTTGCAAGCATGGTTATTCCTTAAGCGTTGCCAACACGAGCGCCATAGACCTGTGTAGATACTTTCCACAGCACGATTACAGTATAGCCAGAAGTATTCAGCGTAGGTGCAGAGCCGCTGTCGGTTTTCCACACCACTCCAGAGCCACCAAAAGTGCTGTCAGTCCAGGTCAGCGTATATGCTGTACCGTCATCGACCATCAGCGTGATTGCCTCGCCAGCAGCGAAGTTCGTAGCCTTGGGGGTACGGCTTGCGCCAAGAGTGATCAACTGGATAGAACCATTGCCAGGATCAATCTCAAAGGCAGCGCCATCGGTAATGGTAAAGACGTCCTCAAGGATTGTGCCGATGATTGCTGGATCGGTCAGGGTCTTGCCGGTCAGCGTCTGGGTGTCAGAAGTGCCGACGATGGTTCCGCTGGGCAGAACCTTACCGCTGTCCTTGATGATCTTGCCGGAGGTTCCGGTAAACGCCGCAATGTTTCCGTCTGTGCTGGATGCGGGGCCAGAAACGTCGCCACCAGCCGCAAAACTCAGGGTTCCCGAGCCATTGGTCTTAATGAACTGTCCGTTAGTACCGTCTGCGGTTGGGAACGTCAGCCCGTCAATTACGGTGGTTCCGATCAGGTTGCTCGTACCGCTCACCACGAGGTTGCCACCAACGGTTACCGGATCGCCCTGTGAACCTACTTGGAAGTCTTTGAGTTGTTTCATCAACTCTCGGATGGCATTATTCACATCCGACGGCAGCATACCTTCTGCAAGGTTAATGCTGTTGATGTCGGTATTATTGGCTGCGGTTTGCGAGTATTCGCTGATTTTTACTTTGGGCATTTCTTACTCCATTCCATATTGAGAGGATAACAACCCACGAATTGTTGTTGCGGGCAGTAATTCAAAGGCGCGGCTTTCTGGCGTTCTACCAAGGCTAATCTGCTCCATTAAGCGCTGAACATTTTGTTGGCGTAATGCTTCTGCACCGCGACGAGATGCTTCTGCGCCAATTGCAAGCGAGCCACCAATTACTGGCTCAATTGCTACAGCACCACCCGTTGCAAGACCCGTAACTGGACCGCGAACTGAGAACCTGCCGACAAATCTCAGCATCTGTTCTCCGGTTCCACCGCCTTTGGCAATGTTTTCAATTTGAGCGCGCTCTTCTGGGGTAAATGCGGCCATACGCTTGTTATTTTTAGCAAGCGCAGCAAACTGAACACGCAGGGCGTTATCCATACCAGATTGACTATATTGGCCGGAACTGATGTCTGCCTTGTTTACCAAATCCTCAATAATTCCTAGGCGTTTGTTTTGCCCATAAACTTTGCGGGCTTCTTTAAGTGCGGAGATGGCTAACTTGTCATCGCCGGAAAGAATGTTTGGTTTACCAATGTTTTCTACAAGATCATCAAACTTATCAACCATTACCCCAGCAATACGTTGCTGATCTGGGTTTGTAAAGTCTCCTTCTGGTGAGCGAACAATTCTCCGTAAAGTTTCTAACTCTTTTAGAGTTTTTGGAGATGTTCCTTCTGATTCCAGACGGTTAATTACAGCAGCAACCTTGGGATGCAAGCCAGGATCAAAACCAAGATCAGCGGCTTCTTTACGGAGGGTGGAAGCCATGTTTTGAACATAAGTGTCTTTGACTACTAAGCCTGCTCGATCAGCCAATCGGTACGCTGATGCGGCTTGTGATGTTAATTGAGCTTTCCCAGCACCGGGTTCAACACGGCCAGGACGAACACCGGGAGCGGCCCCAACCGCTGTTCCAGCAACCAATCCTGCAATTGGACTTCCCGTTGCCTCGCCAACCAATTGTGCGATAGCGGCGGCTGGTGCGGCGGTAGCAATTTGGGCTGCTGGTGCTTGAGCAGCTTGCTGTGCCACACCGCGAACCACGGGTTGCGTAGCGGTAGTTGCTAACCTTGCTAAAGCAGGGACTTGAGCGCCTGCACCGGTAACCGCTCCAGCGCCAGCTTCTAGCATCCGCTCGCCACGGCTTTCTGGGCGGGCAAGTCCGAGACTATCTAACATCTCTGAAATGGCTGTGGAAGGCAGTTTTACGCCTTCTTTTTGGGTAAGGTTATAAAGACTTACCAAGAAGTCAGAAACGGGGATTGCCACGCCTCCTGCCAACGCTCCGATAGCCGCTCCTGGTGGTCCTACAACCGATCCTAAAGCCGCTCCGGTGGCCGCCATTGTCGCCGGAGGCAAAGCACCTCTAGTGACGATTTCTGCGGTTCTGCGGGCAGTTCCCTTTTGTGGCTCCTGCTGAACTTGACTTAATGCGGCCTCATAAGCCTGAGTATCGGATAATTCATTTTTAGAGGTAACTTCGTATGTCCCCTTGCCAGGGATTGTAATTTCGTAAGTAAACATTATTTTTTCCTTACGGTGACACCTTCAGGCAAACCACTTTGTCGGCTTGCAGGAACAATATTTAAGGGTGCAAGCTCGTAAAACGGAATCAAATCCCTTACCTCTGGGCTGGAACTCTTCTTCAAAACATCTAACTGTCGATTGTGAGAAGCAATTTTGAAGTTTGCGGTTTTTTCCATTGCGGTTAAAAGAGCCTGGACTTCAGGTGCGGTAAACTGATCTAAGCGCCCAGCGGCGGCACGTTGAATCAACATCCGCTCATTCTCTGTAATTGCGCCCTGACCGCGCATTGCGGCAGCGGCAGACAGTTCAAACTTTGCTAGACCCTGCATAGCAACGGCAGTACGCTCTAGCAATTCTTTTGTGTCCTTGCCAGTTATACCAAGTTGGCTTGCAATTTGAGCTACTGCCCTAGGCGCTCCGCTGAGAGGCCCGGAAAACACGCCCTGATCCAAAATTGGACGAAGTTCTGCAATGTTTTGCAATGTGCTTTGAGCTTCTTGCGCTTGATTGAGCGAATTATCAAGCCTTTCTGCTCCTTTAGCACCCAAAACTTCAGCCATTTTTTTGTCGCCAGGAAGGGTGATATTTGTAGATGGAGCGCCAGCCCTTTTTTGCTCGTTTACAAACTCTTGGAATGTGCCTTTGTAACCCTGACTGACGGCAAAGTTGTATTCTTGAATAGATGTCGGTGGTGCTTTTGGTTCTCTAACAAGCAATTTTGCATATTCGGTAGGAGCAGCCACACGCAAATAATTTAAAACGGCCTGATCTGCTGCGGTTTGATCTGTGATTTGTTGTGTAGGTAACCCAGCTTGCATTGCTTGTTGAGCAACCTGTTGGGCAGACATTCCTTCTAACTGCTCTGGTGCGATATTGCTCTGCTGTGCGGCAAAAGCACCTGCGGTTGGAAGTGTGCGGGTAGCTCCAGAAAGTTGTTGTTCAAATGTAGCCCGAGCCTGCCTTACTCGCTCTTCTTCTGCTTGCTTGCGGCGTAGTTCTTCGATCTGCATCCCACGCATGGTATTGGCAAGCGTTTGGTCAAACGACTGCTGATAGCCCGCCACACCGACCGGGCCTGCCTGACCGATAACTTGTGCCAGACTAGGCGCACGCTGTCCGGGTTGTCCACGGGATGCCTGCAATGCACCAAAGGCAAAGTTGAGCAACCCGGCGTTTTGTGCCCGCTGTACGGCTGCGGCTTCTTGCTCTGGTGTAAGTAACCCGGGCGGGAGACCGCCACCGAGAATGTCTTGTAATGTCGCCATGAGGTTATCCTAAAAGACTAGATAAGTTTACAGGTGTTGGCTGGAATCTTGTACCCAACAGTCCGGTTGTGTTTGCTTGGCTAGCAAGCAGGCTTAAAAGTTGCGAGTAATCCACACCGAGAGGGCCGGATTGGCCGGTTTGTTCAGGAGTCTGTGGTGCTTGCGGTTGGGGTTGCTGTGTTAATTGTTGCAACGCATTACTAGCACGAAGAACGTCTGTTGGCGAAATTGGGCTTGTTGGTGATCCCTGCGCCATAACGGGCTGACCAAGAACTTCTGGCTGGTTAATGCTGGAACTTGGGGAGCCTAATACCGGAACGGCTCCGGTTGGTGTAAGCCCCATTGCACCTACTGTCCCGCCAACTAC